AAAATGTCAAAATTTTTAAAAAACAACCAATCGGAGAATATGTCGATATTCATTATGAGGTTATTGTCAACAATGATGTTATAGCATTTATTTATAAACCTACTGCTTGTCATAGTTATAATTTAATAAATATTAATGGACAAAAAATAAAAGTGGCATCAATAGATACCATATTAAGTTTTTACTTAATATTTATATATGCAAATAGACCTTATTACGACGAAAACAGATTGTTATGTATTGCTGAGTATTTATTTAAAGTTCAGTTAAAAAATCGTCTTCAACAAAAAGGTTTGTTGCGAAGATTTAGTGTATTATGTTATGGAAAACAAAAAACATTGGAAGATATGAGAGAAGAAAAAGCCAAATTATATGCCAAAATTAAAACAAACGAAGTATCACGTAATTCAAAATTATATAATATGAATTTTTTTAGATATATACCTAAAGAAGATTATGACATTAAAAATAAATCAAAAAAAAATATAAAAAAACGCGCTAAGCGCACAAAGAAACGCAAAAATTATTAAGCTATGTTTAGATTTGTAGGGACAATTTTATTTATACATCATAAAATATTCTACACTTTTTATGTTTTGTCGATGCCAATTTATATTTCTTACAAGGAGTTTTTGTAGATCTTAATTTTAATAAATTAAGTTTATTATATATTTCTTTATTTATTATTTTTTGGTTTGGTTTTTTTTTATTAAAAAAATATTTTACATAATAAATATAAGGAGTAAACAATTTTGTATTTTCTACTTCCGGATGGCCTTGAAATCCAAAAAATGGATATTTTTTATGCTTGATTATATCTACAAACTCTTTTTTGTTTTTATCTAAACAAGTAGCAATAACTTCGTAGTTTTTTATTTTGTATTTCGAATCGGCAGCTAGTCTATGACTATGATATAATTTTTTGGTTTTATTAAATTTAGATTTAAATAAGTTTCCCATAATATTATTTCTAAATTTTGGTATTGTTTTAATACCATCTGAGTTTACATTAATAAAAGTGTTTTTTATGTTTTTATTTGATATAGCAATTTTATTTTCAATCAAAATCATACATTGATGACTATGACATATTGATAATATTGGTATTATTATTTTATTAGCAGCAAGCATTTTTACTTTTTTTACTATATATTTTTGTGTTGAAAAATGTTGTTTAATAAATTTGTTATCATAATAATTTCCACGATGATTTGCTGTAAAAAATAAACCATCTAAATTTGGCAGTATTTTATTTAACTCAAGTTTTGTAATAGTGTATGGAATTATAATATAATCAATTGAATATTTTTTTAAAAAACTTATTATGTCTGCTGTTAAAAATATTTTATTAGATACAAATTGTTTTTTAGTAACTGGGTCTTTTATATAAGGAGTAGGCAATATACCTATTAGAGGTTTGGTTCTATGTATATTCATAGTATACTATTATTAGTATATATATTTACCAATTAGTAAATAAATTTACCAATTAGTAAATTATTACTAATAATGCTTACATAGCGTTATAAAATATATAAAATTTTACTAATTAATAATTAATAATTATTACTAATTATTACTAATTATTATTACTAAAGTATATTTACATTCTTGGGAAACCAACCAAATTAGCACCAATGCCAAAACCAGCACCAGATCTAGCAGTTACACCCATAGTAGGAATGAAAGTATCTAATATAGAGAATGTGGCGGCGGCCATTAAAGCAATAATGGCAATTTCTTCCATTTTCAATGGTTTTTGTGGAATGACAAAAGCAACTATTGCCACCATTAAACCTTCAATCAAATATTTCACGGCTCTTATAACTAATACACCCATACTGAAATTCATATTGTTTTATAATAATACTCGAGAAAAAAATTATATTTATACACAAATTAAATTAAATTTAATTTAATTTAATTAATTTAAATTTAATTATATAAAATTGCCTAAATAATTATTATTTAAAATTAAATTTTATTTATAATTTACTTAATATAATGTTTAAATTTAATACTTAAAATTATATTAAAATACTAATTTATAAAATGTTTAATAAAAAATCTTCTAAATCTTCTAAATCTAAAGATAAAGACAAAGATAAAGATAAAGATAAATCAGTTAATAACTTAGAAAAAGCACAATATGTAGATTTATTAGATGAAGATAAACCTATAGGTGGTCAAAAATACGTATGTCTAAGTTTTATTTCTCCTGAAGACCATATTAAAAATAAAGAATTATTTTATTTTGAAAAATTCCTAAAGAACTTTGAGTTTAAAAAAACTTTTGAAAAATATACACAATTTTTGAGTTTTTTAGCATACAAATATAATTTAGATTTTAATAAGTTAAGCAAAGATATGGAGGAGTTTGTAGAAGAGGAAAAAGAAAATTTATTTTTAACTACGCTAGATGATGAATATAAATCATTTATTGATGCTAAAGAAGAACTATTACAAAAAGAGTATAATGAATTACACGAGTTTCAAACAAATACAAGAGGTATTAAAGTGCGAGGTGTATTTGGTTCACAAGAAGAAGCAGAAATGAGATGTAAGATGTTAAGAGAACATGACCCAAATCACGATGTTTATGTTGGCGCAGTTGGTATGTGGATGCCTTTTCATCCAGAAGCATATAAAACAGGACGCGTAGAATATTTAGAAAAAGATTTAAATGAACTTATGAGTCATAAAAAGAAAAATGATGAAATTTCTAAAGAACAATTTAAAGAGCGTGTAAAAGAAAGTAAAAAGAAAGCAATTCAAGAAAATATTGCTAAAGCTCAAAAAGAAGGTAATAAATTAATGCAAACTATTGATGAAGAAGGTAATTTAATAAATGCGGACAGAATGGATGTTCCTGGTAAAAATCTGCTTTTTGGCAACAATGAGGACGATGATGTATCTACTGCTGATTTGCGCAAAGAATTATTTGAGGCCGAAGACGTTATTGTGGGAAGAAAGAAAGATGACGATCACGGATTAGGAGAACTATTAGAAAGACAAAAAGAACGTGCTAAAAAAATAGCAACATCAGAAACAACAAAAGGAGAAATGAGCAATTTAGAACTATTGGCTGATTGTCCTATAAAAGAAATTAAAGATTAAAGATTAAAGATTAAAGATTAAAGATTAAAGATTAAAAAGATTATTTATTTATATATTTTCTAAATTTATAATATTTATAATATTTTTTAATAAATATTATAAATAACTTTATTACCATTTTGTTTTGCGAACATTTATTTTAGGTCCTTTTTTCTTATCTCTTATATTTGGGTCATACATTTCTTCTTCATTATCAGAATCTAAATTTTTGCTAATTTCCCAAAATTCTTTTGAACCTAATTTGAATGCTTTATGATGGTCTGCTTTATACCAAAAAATTTGGTCCTGTAATTTATTGGATTTAGCATTATTATTTATTACTAAACACTCAAAATTTTCAGTACATTGATCCATTACTTGACAAAAACTTTCGAAAGTTGGAAACATACCAGCATAATTTTCATAAATTCGTCGCCTATTTGCTATATATGGTTCACGTAAAATAAATACGTAATCAATATTTGTGCGTAAATTTGGAGGAATACCTAAAGGATATTGCATAGTGATTACCAACATTATTTTCCAATGACGCCCATTCATAAAAAGTAGACGCATCATTTTATCTTTAGTCCAACTACCATCATATAAACAATCATCTAATATAACAAACGCACGAGGGTCTATATTTGATTTTTTATAAACCTCTATTTCTTTTTTTACTTGCTTCAATACTGTTTTTTGCCTTTTCAAAATATTTTCTATAATAGCAGTATTATATTCATCATGAATAAAAAGTTTTGGAACATGTTCAGCATAAAAACCATTACCAGCTTCTGTTCCACTAATAACAGTTCCAATAGGTATATCTTGATGATAATAAAGAAGATCTCTTACTAAATATGACTTGCCTGTATCGCGACGACCTATTAAAACAATAACAGGACCTTTATTTTCATCGGGTCTAAAACTGATAGTTTTAATATCGAATTTTTTTAATTCTAGTGTCATTATGTTTAATAATAATATTATATAATCCAGGATTTAACTAAATAACTTTAGATTTAAGCATAATAATATTTAGTAATATTTAGTAATATTTAGTAATATTTAGTAATATTTAGTAATATTTAGTAATATTTAGTAATATTTAAAAAGATTAATTGTGTTATAAACAAGAAAAATAAGTATTTTTAATTTATTAAATGGAATTAAACTATAGAAAAAATAACAATAAACAACTATTTGAAATAATTAGCGACGACAAGTTTTTAGATATAACAAATATACAAAATTATTTTCCATTGTATAATAACTATTTTGATTTAAATGTCAACAATTATAATGCTATTAATTTAAATAATAATTATAGATTGGAAAATATAGTAGAAAAACTAAGTTATAATAAATTTATTGGTGAAATATGTGATATATGTAATAATAAATCAAGTAAAGATATTTTTATTAAGTTTAGTCCATTAATAGATCCAGTTAAATATATGTTAGGAAAATATGATAATAATTATAATATTTTAGAATTACCTAAATTTTATAGCAATGATCATATAAATAGCAATAATGACTATCATAAAAAATATAAAAAAATATTGGACTCCAATAACTCAGCATATATTGATGGATTTTTCTCCTTTTTATCTAGTTGCTTATTAAACAACTATAGTTTTTATAATGGATTAAACTATTATGGAGCATTTTTAGGAATAAAAAATAATTTTAAAGTTAATATATCCGAAGATTTAGAATTTTTAAATGAATCAGACCATTTTCATAAACATAGAAATAATTTATTTAAGATTGAAGCAAGTGAAAAAATGAGAAATTTTTTTGGTAAAACTAATAAATACAAGAAATCACTATTAATAAATAGTACTAGCAATAATGACCTAAATATTGAAGACCTAAATATTGAAGACCTAAATATTGAAGACTTAAATATTGAAGACCCAAATAATGAGCAAATTAGTTTAGAAAATAAATCATTAAATCAAGAAAAATTAGAATTAACATATGAAAATTTAGATATTTTAGATAAATCTTCTATAAAATCAAGTAATCATAATACGAGCAAAAATGAAACAAGTAATTCAGAGTCATGCTCTTCAAGGTCATCAAATACAGAATCATTAGATACAAATACAACTATATCAGATGAATCAAGCAGTGAAGAAAGTTATGATGATGGTGAAGAAATATTTTGTTCAATAGATAAATTCCCAGTTAATATTATAGTATTGGAATGTTGTAAAGATACATTAGATTCTTATATTTCTAGCAAAAAAATTAAAGATGATGAATGGGAATCTATTGTTTTACAAATATTATTTACTTTAATTACCTATCAAAAAGTTTTTCATTTTACTCACAATGATTTACATACAAATAACATAGTTTATGTAGCAACTGAAAAGAAATATTTGTATTATAAATTTAACAATAGCCATTATAAAGTTCCTACATTTGGCAAAATATACAAAATAATCGATTTTGGAAGAGCTATTTATAGATTTAAAAATAAATTTATATGTAGTGATAGTTATTCAGAAGATGGAGATGCTGCTACACAATATAATTGTGAACCCTATTTAAATGAGAATAAACCACGTTTAGACCCTAATTATAGTTTTGATTTATGTCGCCTAGGATGTAGTTTGTTTGATTATTTTATTGATGATTTGGAGGATATAAAAAAATTAAAATCCCCTATTAAAAAACTAATGATTGAATGGGTTTTTGATGATAAAAATAAAAATATTTTGTATAAAAATGATGGTTCTGAGAGATACCCCGATTTCAAATTATATAAAATGATAGCGCGCAATGTTCATAAGCATACGCCACAAAATGTATTAAAAAAACCGCTATTTGAGAATTATATAATAGCAAAAAAGAAAATCAACAATCCAGAAGCAATATTTAATATTGATGAGTTACCAATTATGGTTTAAAAAATTTTGGTTACACACATTCATATATGCTATAATATCTCATTTTAATATTAAAAGGTGTCTTTTAATATTAAAACATTTGAAACCCCTTTAAAGTATACTTTTCTTTTACCATCATAGTCAATAATTAATATTGTACCAGTTTTATCTTTTGTAGATGTTATTTTTAGAATATCTTTCTCAAGCGGTGTAATAATTTCATATACTCCCTTGCGCAATCTAAACCATTTGGGTTGATAACAAGTATTTTTTGTCATGTGGTCAAATACTTTATCACTAGGACGTTCATCTTTATCTAATAGTTTCTTATCAAAGACGTCCATTTGTAAATATTCACGAATCGTGGCTTCATAATTATTTCCAACACAATCACCATATTCAGACCGCAATGCGTGATATAAATAGTCGAGGCTTGTTGGCTTATTCTTTTCCAAAAGAATTTGGCAAATATCACCACGTATTTGTTCACCTATTTTTTTTTTATCAATAATATCAATATTGATTAAACTATCTTTAATTTTTTGATATGGAAT